TCTCAATCTCGACGGCGGTGTAACGAACAGGGGTTTGTTCGGGCATGGTTTCATCCAGTTGCTTGGAGACAGGCCCCTGCGCCGTGTCTTGGTTCAGCTCTTCATCGGTCATTGCGATCTCCATCATCGGATCGGTGGCTCAGCGTCGGTGCCGACTGGCGGTTGCGCTTCGCTTGTGCCTGCGACGATTGCGCCTGGCAGCACCATGACGAACTCGTCGCCGCCCGGGTAGGGCTCTTGGCCTTCACGTTCACGCGCTTCGTTCGGCGTCAAGATGCCCGACATGATTGCGCTCTGATAGGCACGGATTCGTTCGGTGGTGTTGGCACGCAGGAACGCTGAGGTGTCGAACTTGATCTCGCGAGGTGCAACCATCAGACCGCTCAGCGCGCGCTCGATGCGCACAAGCCACGGCAGCAGCGTGTAAGTGACGAAGTGCATGCCAGCCGATTCGTTGTTCTGGTAGGTCTGCGAGTCGCCGCGTGCGCCGATCATGTAGTTCGGCACACGGAAGATGCGCGCGATGTCGTTGATCGTCTGCTCACGAGATTCGGCGAGTTCCATGTCCTGGGCCGAGGCGGTGATCGGTTTCCACTTCATGCCGTTGGTGAGAACGGCAGGGCGACGCTTGCGGCGATGTGAGGTTTCCCACGTTGCCTGCAGAACCTTCGCCTGGTCGGTGGTCATGTCGCCGTCGACCTCGAGCACCGACGAAGGCGTTGCGCCTTCGGAGTACCACTGATTCACGAAGCGTGCCTGAGCAAGTGCAAGGCCGATGGTGTTGCGCTGCATCTCGATCGGTGACAGACCTACCGCAGATTGCGGCGGTGTCCACCAGCGCAAGTGCAGCATGTTGTTCAGATCAATGACGATGCCGTTCGTCGTGTAGTACCGCTGGCGGTTGACAATGTTCACCTGCACGTTCGTGGGGTGCAGAGGTGTCAGCGTGAGCGGTGCGTTCGTGTTCACGTCTCGGTCGACGTAGATGTAGGCGTTGCCGTGCAGAGCAAGCGAAGTCACGATCATGTGAATGAGTTCGTACTGCGTGTGCTCGGTCGAGCTGTCGATCCACTTAGGGATCTGCACTGGCTCGGTGCGATCGCCAACGTGGCGGATGCCACGCATGGGCAGCGATGCGACAGAGTCGGCGATCAGCGAGACACACGCCATGAGGGCTGTGACCTCAAGGGCGGTGGACTCGGTGATTGATTCGCCTGACCAGTTGGTCGTCGGCAGCCACACAGAGGTGCGCACGGGGTCAGGGTTCAGCGCGCGTTTTGCAAAGAGACTCATCGGTTAGCCACCAGGAATGAAGCGCAGATCGCCAGCACGCCGGCGGCGATCAATGCGGCAGGGATTGAAAGCATCGCGACACCAGCCACGATGAGTGCAGCGCCGATGAGCTCGACGATGGTGGTGAGTAGTTCACTCATCAGTCAGGCTCCAAGGGTCGACGATCTGCGGGGTTCCCTGCGGACGCAGCTCGGGCGCAACGTGCGCCTGTAAGGCAAGAGTTGCGGCGACAAGTGGGGACACGTCGACGCTGTTGTCGCGTCGATGCCATGCCCACGCATCACCGAGGTTTCGTTTCTTTGATCCAGCGACCGCTGAGTTCAGTGGCACCTGGTCTATGTGGCGCAAGCGGCCTTGAGTTGCGAGATCGTAGAACTTGCCACAGCCGGCAACCATCTGCCGTGTGCCAACTTCGACGATCTGCAAGCCAAGGTTGCGAAGGTCCGAGACCAGTGCGTTGGCACCAGAGACGGGATCGATCACGATGCTTCGATAGGTACGCACACGATCTTCAGCGGCGAACCAGTCCAGCACCCATGAGGTGCCAGGGCGATTGCCGATTACTTCGATGTGCTGAGCGCCATCGGCACGAGTGCCAGCAGCGCACAGTGACGCCATCGATCGCGATGGTGTGACATCGAGGGCGATGGTTGGTTGGTCAGCGATTGCGCTTGAGGTGTCGGCGCAGGCTGTCCAGTCTTCTTCGCTGATGACCTGCCACGGTGCAGCTGCGGCGCGGTCTTGGCGTTGGTTCAGATACGCGCGCCGAAACTCAGGCTCACGCATCGATTCAAAGTCAGAGCGGATCGCTTCGATCGGAACAGTGATCCCGAGCGCCGGCATGCAAGCACGCCAGGTATCGGGGCTGCCGATCTCGGCGTCGTCTGGCGCTGACCATTCAAAGAAAGCGACCGACGAAGTCTGACCAGATAGGGCACGGATTCGGCCGTCGTCGATCTTCTCGTTCAGGTAGAGCGAGTCTTCGGTGCCGGCGGTGGACACGATCCACAGTTGGGGCTGCGGGCGAGTCACCATTGCCGGCTTCATTGCTTGCTCGAGGCGGTCGTCGGTGTAACTGAACGCTTCGTCAAGCACGCCGAGATCGGCTTGTGCGCCGTGGCCTGAGCTTTCGGTGGTTGCGAGCAGCGACCACAGTGAGCCGTTCTCCCAGCGGATCGCTTCGCTGCCGTTGGTGCGTCGCACTTCGATGAGTTTGCTGAGCGCTGAGCGCTGCAAGGCGGGGACGTGTTCGTCTTCCCATTTCAGTCGAGCGTCTTTGCCGGTTTGTGCGGTGTAGAACACGCGCTGCCTGTTGCCCATTGCGAGGCAGCGGTGAGTCATCGCCGCCAGCATCAGCGTGGTCTTGCCGGACTGACGGGGAACGGTGAGGCGCACTTCTCGATAGGCCAGTCGGCCGGTGTCTTCGTCAATCTCGTAGGCGATGTCGGCAACGTGACGTTGCCAGGGCATCAGAGGTGTGCCGAGAAGCTCAGCGATCTGCGCGACTTTCCCACCGAGCGTTGGGCGGTCGGTTCGTGGTGTCGACCATCGGGGCGGACAGTTCAGCAAGAAACTTGGTGAGATCGTCATCGGTGTCGCCATTACCGCGACCTTCCAGTTCTGACAGCGTTGCCCGTAGTTCACGCGAGATGGCAGCTGTCGCCATGCCCGCATCGCCGTCAAGCGCTTTTGCGAGAGTCACCGCAAGGCGACCTCGAGCGTCATTGACGACAGAGATCTCTAACTGGCGCAACGTGGTGCGCACAGCCTTCTCATTTGGGCCTTGTGTGGCCATGTTGCTCCGATCAGATCGGCAGCGAAGCGATCCACTCATTGAGATCGGCGAACGCAGTCGCACATTTGCGCCAGCGTTGAGAGGTGACGGTGATGTAGCGGCCGCTGCCGTAGACCTCGACGCCGCCGGCCTTGCGACCTTTGTCGATGTCGGCAAGTCCCCACACATGCAAGCCATCGCCGCTTGGCGAGACTTCGATGTACGTGTCGGGGATGCCGGCGATGATGTCTTGCGCCCAGGACAGAAGTCGGCCACGACCGTCGAGGCAGTGATCGATGTCGACGCAGGCGATGCGGTCGGCGTTAGTGAGAACAAAGCCGACGCCCACACCGACCTGCGATGCAGCTGCAGTGTCGAAGTCGCACCAGGTCGAAGGATTAGTCGAACTGGCGTTGTCACCATCTGTGGTGAGCGGCACCTTCGTCGGTGAGTAGCGCACCCATCGATCGATGAAGCGCAGCTGCTCGGCTGGGAGCGCTCGATGCGCAGCGACTCGGCAGCGGCTTGAGCAGTAGCGAGTGTCGCCACGACGGATGACAGGCAACGAGCTCGAGCAGTGGGCGCAGGTCATGGGCGAAGTGTAGCCGGTAACGGGTAACGGCTTTACGCTAGTGACTTGGGACTTTGTGACCGTTGTGCGATTCTCGCAAAAACTCCGCACAGGTTGGCGCAGGACGATCAACCAGCTGTCGAGACAATTCGCAGCTCAAACTGTTAGCACCGAGGCGCTCCTGAGCTCTTCTAGGCTGCTCTTAAAGTCCCCCGCATTGCTCGTGGGAGGGATGGGCTGGGGGACTCGGGGTGGACAGCAGTGCGCTGACAAAAAAACAGACCGGGTGGGGGGTCACCATGGGCGTGATGTGGGCAATGGCCGAGCGCCGGTTGGCATGCGTGCGCCACGCGAGCTGTTGCATGAGCGATGTGCTGGAGCGACGTTGTCTGCCGACTCACCCAGGTGGGGGGCCACCGACAGTGGGATGATGTGGTCGACAGTGTCGGCACCAGGCTGACCACATAGCCAGCAGATGTCTGACTGCTCGAGCACACGCAGGCGTAGCCGTTTCCATGATCGAGTCGATCTGCCGATGTAGGCGTTGGTCATGTCGACCTCGCAGTGTGAACGACAGAGGCGCCGCCGCTTGTGCGGTCGACGCCTATCTGACGCACATCGTACACGCCCTAAGCCATACAATGCAAACTTTTTTGTGCGTGCGTTGGCATCGCCGTTGTAACCATGTAACCATTTACGCCACGTCGTCGACGCGTTCGCTGAGTAGGTTGCGTCGGCGCTCAAGCATCCACTCGCCACGATCAAGCGTTGAGCGTCGCTGG